GACAAAAACAACATCAGCAGTCAGAGTGGCATATGGTCATGCTAATACAGCAGGACTAGCACACATTGGATATTTAACTGTCGCAATATTTGGATAAGGAATAATTATGGATAAAAGAATAGTATACACACAAGATAACGGCATTATTGCTATCATTGTTCCAGCAGATTGTGGTTTAACAATAGAACAAATAGCAGCTAAAGATGTACCATCTGGTAAAGAGTATCATATCGTAAACAAGTCAGAAATACCTTCTGACAGAACTTTTAGGAACGCATGGACATGGGAATAAAAATAGACATAGCTAAAGCTAAAGACATTACTAAAGATAGACTTCGTGCAGAGCGTAAACCAAAGCTAGAAGCTCTTGATATAGAATTTATTAAATCACAAGAAATAGGTGCAGATACATCTGCTATCGTTGCTGAAAAGCAAAGATTGCGTGATATTACAAATCAAGTAGACAGTATGACAACTGTTGAACAATTAAAAGGAGCAACTTGTGGCATCGATTAAACTAAAAGGCGATACAAGTGGTGAAATAACACTAACCACTCCATCTACATTAAGTAATGGAACATTAAACATTCCTGATACCACAGGCAATATTATTACATCTGGTGATACTGGTAGTATATCAACTGCAATGTTAGCAGATGATTCTGTTACAAATGCAAAAATTGGATCTGGTGCAGTAGGTGCAACGGAATTAGCATCTACTCTTGATCTGTCTGGAAAAACTGTAACATTGCCTGCTGGAACAGGTGGAAAGATACTGCAAGTATTACAAGTTACTAAAACAAATACATTTAGTACAAGCTCACAGTCATTTGTAGATGTAACAGGATTATCAGTAAGTATTACTCCTAGCTCATCTAGCAGTAAAATATTAGTCATAGCTAGTTTAGCTCTTGGAAACAATGGTACTCATTCTGATGCAAGATTAATGCGAAATACCACAGCTATTGCGATTGGTGATGCTTCTTCTAATAGAACTAGATCAACATTTCATTTATCCTCAGTCAGCAATACTGATATTCCTACACCCAGCATAACTTGGTTAGATTCACCAGCTACTACTTCTGCTACTACATATAAAATGCAAGTTGCTGTTCCTTATAGTAGCTCTTATGTTATTTATGTCAATAGAGGAGCTGATGATAGTGATGCTGGTTATGCAGGCAGACTAGCTTCTTCAATTACAGTTATGGAGGTAGCGGGATAATGAATGATTTTCACAAAGCAGTTAGAGCGTTATATAATAATGTAGTTACAATAAATGAAAATACTGCATTTGATGCTAATGGTAATGAAATTAATGTTGATATGAATTTGATTAATGCTTGGGTTGACACTGATGCTTATAAATATCAACGAGCATTAGAATACCCAGCTATCGGTGACCAATTAGATGCACTATTTCATGCAGGTGTATTTCCTACTGACATGGCAGCACAAATTCAAGCAATTAAAGATAAATATCCAAAGGGGTAACATATGGCAATTAGTATAAGTGGCGATACAGGCATATCGGCAGTTCAAGACGGAACAATCGTTACAGCAGATTTAGCAAATGATGCAGTAACACAGGCAAAGATAGCATCTGGTGCTGTAGGATCAACAGAATTATCATCTGGTGCTGTAGGAGCTACACAATTAGCATCTACACTAGACTTATCTGGTAAGACGATAACACTACCAACTGGTGTTGGAGGTAAAATTTTACAAGTTGTTCAAACTGTTAAAACAAATGAATTTACAGGAGCAGGTACAGCATGGAGAGATGTAACAGGAATGACAGCAACAATTACTCCAGCATCATCTAGTAATAAAATAATAGTAATGTACTCTATAGGAATATCTGCTGCTGACCCAACAGGGTTAAGATTATATAGAGGAGCAACTCATATTGCTTTTGGTGATGCTGGTCCATCAGGCTCACAACAAGGTAATGTTGGTAACGAATCTTATTCAGGTGATGGTAATAGAGGATTTCAATATAATATGACATATCTTGATTCTCCAGCTACAACATCAGCAACGACATACAAATTACAAACATTTACACATTCTTCGCCACATTATGTTAATAGAACAGTAAACAATACAAGCTCTAATTATAATATTAGAGGAATTTCTACAATTACATTAGTTGAGGTAGCTGGATAATGGTTGATTTACATAAAGCAATATTAAAATTGCATAATACAGCAGTGTCTGTTGATGGAAACACACAAGAGGATATTCAGGCATTAGATGAAAATGGTAATTCTGTAACTATAGACTGGAATCAAGTTAATAATTGGACAGACCCAGAGCAATACAAATATGACAGACAACAGGCATACAAATCATTAGCAGAACAATTAGATATGCAATACTGGGATTCTGTCAACGGAACAACTACATGGAAAGATCATATAGCATTTGTTAAAGCACAATATCCGAAAGGTGAATAATGTTTGGCATAAGTGCATTTTCGCAGTCACCTTACTCGTCTTTAGGTGGTAGCACCAAATTAGGCGTAGGTGCTGTCGATGCAAACGCTACAGTTGCATCTAGTTCCACCAGAATAAGAACTTTATCTGGTGATATATCATCTACTGCTACAATAGTATCTAATGCTACTCGTGCAAGAACATCTCCTGCAAGTATTAATGGAAGTGCAGATTTAATATCCACAGCAGTTAGAATCAGAACATCGTCTGGTGATATATCTGGATATGCACTTTTTGATGCAGATGGATATTCACTTGCAGTTGCTAGTGGTGCAATGTTTGCTAATGTTAGTGTTACTGCTATACCAAACAGGATAAGGCTTTTTGATGGATCTATATCTGCTGATGCAGATGTTACAGCGTTAGGTGGCTTGGTTGCTAATGGTCATGGGTCTATTGCTTCAGAATCATTTGTAAATTGTTTAGGTAACGCAATATTTGATGCTCCTGCTGACATAGATGCAGGTGGATTTACATTGTCACTAGGTTATATAGTTGGTGAAGAATGGACAGATGTAGCAGCAACATCTAATGTGTGGACAACAATAACTCCCAATAGTGATATATGGTTAAGAAAAGGTTAATATGACAACGCAAAGAATTAATTTTGAAGAATGGTTACCTGACCAGCCATCAACATCAGGGGGTTTAGTAACTGCAAACAATACAGTTCCACTATTGCAAGGTTATGGAGTATTTCCATCATCTTCTGACTACTCAAACAATGCTTCAGAAAACCTTAATAATGTATATGCAGGTAAGTTTTCAACAATTATTCAATTATTTGCAGGTGGAGCAACTAAGTTATTTAAATATAACTCTGGAACACAAAATTTAGATGATGTATCTAAAACTGGTGGTTACGGTAGCAATGACAAATGGCGTTTTACACAATTTGGTGATGTATTATTAGCTACAAACAATGTAGAGAAAATTCAATCATGGACTGTTAATACTTCATCTACATTTGATGATGTTAGTGCAGATGCACCTTATGCTAAATTTATATCTGTTGTTCGTGACTTTGTGGTTGTTGGCGATGTAGGTGGAGTATCTAACAAAGTTCAATGGTCTGACATTAATGATGAAACTAACTGGACATCAGGAACTACATCTCAATCAGATTATCAGATTATTGCAGATGGCGGTGACATTACTGGAGTCACTGGTGGAGAGTTTGGTTTAATATTACTAGAGCGTTCTATAGTTAGAATGTCTTATGTTGGTTCGCCATTATTCTTCCAGTTTGATACCATCTCAAGAGGTCTAGGTTGCACAGTAGCAGGTTCTGTATCACAATATGGGGCTGTTACATACTTCTTATCTGATGACGGATTCTATTCATGTGATGGAACACAAATTAAAGGTATTGGTGCAGAAAAGGTTGATAAATACTTTTTTTCACAATTAGACTTTGACAACATCAACACTATATCAAGTGCAGTTGACCCAGTTAAAAACTTAATTGTTTGGAATTATCCAGTAAATTCTGGAGGTCGTAAGTTAATAATGTATAACTTCCAAAATGGCAAATGGTCAACTGGAGATACTACTGCCGACTATGTTTCATCTGTAACAACAGCAGGTGTTACTTTAGAAGACTTAGATGGATTTGGATTATTAGATGACCTAACAACATCTCTAGACTCAAGACTATGGACTGGTGGAAAATTATTGTTTGCAGGTGTAGAAGATGCAAAAATAGTAACATTTACTGGTGCTAACACACAGGCAGAGTTTGTCACAGGTGATTTAGAGTTTGGATATAACTCTATGGTAACTCTAGCAAGACCTATTATTGAGAATGGATCAGCACAAGCAGCTATTGCATCTAGAAAAGAGTTAGATGACACCATCACATATGGATCATTAACTTCTTCAACATCTGAAGGCAGGATTGGTTTAAGAAGTAATGGTAGATGGCACAGAATTAAAGTTAGACCTAGTGGCAGTTGGTTACACGCTATTGGAATTGATTTAGATGTATCAGCAGCAGGATTAAGATAATGTTTAGAGTCTTACCTTATCAAGGTGGAACACCTCGTGAAATATCAGAAGTCGTAAACAATGCGATGAATGGTAAAACAAACAATCATGGCACAGTTACTTTAAATACAGGTTGGGCAACGACAACTACATTGTATGATGAGCGTATAGGTTTTGATTCTGTTATTTTGCTTGCACCATTAAGTGATAGTGCAGAAACAGATACATTACCATATGGTGAGTTTAGTAAAAACACAGACCAGTTAGCACCAAGTTCAGGTAATACAGCAGTTGTTGAATGGACTACAGAACATGAAATAAATGGTATGTATTTAGATGGAGTCAATACATCAAGAATATATGTTAGAAACGATGGCATATATAAAGCATTATTTTCTTTACAACTAGCAAACGCTAATAACGATGCAGAATATGCAGATGTATGGTTTAGAGTGAATGGCAGTGATATTGCTGATTCTGGAAAAAGGTTTGGTTTGCCAGCAAGAAAATCTACTGGTGACCCATCTCATTTAACTGGAACTGCAAGTCATGTGTTAGATTTAAATGCAGGTGATTATATTGAAGTAGCAGGAGCAACATCTTCTACCGATGTTTCTTTAGAACATTTTGTTGCAACACCAACAACACCTTACACCAGACCTGCAATACCATCTGCACAAATTAACATTACATACATTGCACCGTTTAGTATGGATAATGTATATGTATCAGCACAACAAAAAGGACAAGCTACAGTAAGTCACTTTGCTAACAATACATCGAATAAAACATATGGATATGTTATAATCGGATAGTGTATATCTTACAAAGTTTTAACTATGGAAACCAATCTTTTTGTAGTTCCTACAACACATATCCATCAATTCTGGCATCTTGCTGAAAAACATTTACAACGAGCTATAGACACTGGAAACGGTGAATTTACTATAGACCAATTAAGACAATTTGTAGCACAAGGTAATTCTGTATTACTGCTTGTTATGAATGGTGATAAATGTGAATGTGCATTTACTGTCCAATGGATAAACTATCCTAATGACAGAGTAGCATATATTACATATATCGGTGGTATGACAAATCAAAAATGTTGGGAACAATTCTTAACATGGGTAAAAAATAACGGTGGGACTAAAGTTCAAGGTTCTACTGCAAAAAAAGGCATCGTCAGATTATGGCGAAAGAAGTTTAAATTAGAACCTCAATATACGTTAATGGAGTTAAAATTATGATACACGATTATTTCCCAGAGTTAGATGGTAATCAATCCATCGACAATGGCAAAATGGGTAGACAACTATTTAAAGGTGGTGGTGGTGGAGGCGGTAGCTCACAAACTACACAAAACCAACTAGACCCAACAGTAAGGCCTTTCGTTGAATACGGCCTTCAAGAAGCAAAACAACTTTATCAAACAGACACTCCAAAGTATTACCCATATCAAACTTATGTAGACCCATCTGCACAAACTAAAGCTGCATTGCAGGCTGCACAAAATAGAGCTCAGGCAGGTTCTCCATTACTGCCAGCTGCACAACAACAGATGCAGAATACGATACAAGGTCAAAATTTAGGTTTAAATCCATATTTTAGTCAAGCATTACAAGGAGCTGCAGGAGTTGCAACTACACAATTCCAAGACGCATTAAAAAATATTGCGTCACAAAGTTCACAAGCAGGTCGTTACGGATCAAGCGCTATGGCAGACTTACAATCTCGTGCATCTAAAAATCTTGCAGATTCTTTAATTAACAAAGCTGGAGAACTAGCTTATACTAATTACGCAAATGAAAGATCTGCACAAGAACGTGCAATTGCAAATGCTCCACAAATGGCAATGGCTGACTACGCAGATATACAGCAATTAATGAACGTAGGGCAAACTGCAGAAGATTATCAAAGACAAGCACTTGAAGCAGATATTGGTAGATATGAGTTTGAACAAAATAAACCATACACTAAACTACAATCTTATTTATCTGCAGCTTATGGTGCGCCTATGGGTCAAGTCTCTACGACTACATCATCAGGAGGAGGTAAGTAATGGCACATATATTAATAGGTGCAGGTATCGGTGCAGCTACATCTCTTGCAACTGGAGGTGATCCAATTAAAGGTGCATTATTAGGTGGTGTTACTGGAGGTGCATTTGGCGGTACAGAAGGTGGTTTATTAGAAGGTGCAACATCTGCAGTAAATGCAACTACTCCACAATTAGGTGGACAGGTATTAAGTGGTGCAACGACTGGTGCAGTAGGTGGTGCAACTGCAGGAGGTGTCGCAGGTGCAACTGCAAGTCCATACGCATTTGGTAATAACGCATTAGAAGTTGCAGGAAGCACAATGAATCCTGCGCTTATAGGAGCATCTTCTGGTGGTCAAATACCTATGACTGGATTTGATCGTGCAATTGATACCATTACACCTGCAGGTGGTTATGATGGCCCATCAATATTAGACAAAATATCAAAGAATACAGGATTTGATGATATGTCTACTATGGATAAAGTTGGGTTAGGTCTTATGAGTGCAGACGCATTTACTCCACAAGAACAAGCGCAACAAGTGATGCAAGGTGGACAACAGAAAATCAACCCAGGCAAACCATTGAATACTACTCAAACAGGAACAGGTATGTTAGATGTAAATGTTCCTAGTGGTTTTATTGATGATCTAAGAAAACGTCAACTTTTTTATGGACAATAAGGACAAGTAATGGGAATATTAGATAAATTAATTCCAAAGAACACTAACATCTTTGGTGCAACTACTCCAACATATCTATCAGGTATTGTTGATAAAGACCAATTAGACCTTGCAAAAAAACAGTCCTTATTTCAAGGATTACTAGGAACTGCATTAGGTTATATTGCACAACCTAAAAATCAAGGTTATGGAAGTTCATTACCTTATCTTGCAAAAAGTTATATGCAAGGTATGTCTATGGCACAATCACCATATGATAGATTAGAGCGTGATGTTGTAATGAAAGAAAAGTTTGACCAGATCGCATTAGACAAGCAACGTGAAAAAGATCGTCAGAATTTAATTGCAAATATGTACATTCCTATTCCTGCAGAAACAATTACCCAATCTACATACCAACCAATAGATCAGGTAGGCCCTGGCGGTGAACGTGCAATTGCGCCTAGTTATGCACCATCTACCACAGAAGAAATAGTTTTAACTCCACAACAAAAAATTCTTGATAAACAAAAATTAGTTGACTTTGCATTAAAGTATCCAGATCAAGGTGGTAAGTTTGTTGATACTATTACTAAACTAGATGAATTAGGTAGACCACAAGGTACAAAACAATTATCTGTTGCAGAAAAATTACAACGAAGACTTCCATTAAGTATTGAATACCAAATTAACAAAGAAGGTACAGTATCTCCAATTGGAGGAACAGAGCAAAAACCTGTAGATTACGGTGTCGAAAGAAATGCAAGAGCTGCAATATTAGGATATGACACATTTAATCTTGCACCACCAGATGTAAAAGCAAAAATTCAAAAAGATATAGACACTGCACAAGAAACAAACGCTCAGTTAATGGGAGGTATTCCTGTAGAGAAAAAAGGTAGTGATCTTGCACAAACTAAATTATTTGAAAGTGGTGAAAGATTAATCAGTTTAAATAGAATTTCTAGTTTATACGACCCATCATTTTTAACATGGAAAGGCGATATTGACTACACAGTATTGCAGAAAAAAGATAAACTAGGACAACTAGATCCTAACTCTCCAGAAGGTCAATGGTTTGTTCGTGCAACACAATTTAAACAACAAGCAGGTCAAGATCTTAACGCATATATTAATGAAGTTACTGGTGCGGCTATTGGTACTGGTGAAGAAGAAAGAAGGATTAGAAGAGGTACTCCAGATTCAGAAAAAGACGGCCCTGTTCAATTCGAGTCTAAACTTAAAAATACATTAAAAGTATTAAGAATGACTGAAGCTCGTGCAAGATATATTGCAAAAAATAAACGATTTGATATATCTGACATACCTGTTGTTGATGAGTTTGGCAATCCTACTAATGATATGCCTAAGATTATTAAAGAACGAGGTATGGAGTTAGAAAAAGAACTTTTACCTAAAGGTGAAAAAATTGAAGATAGACCAGACATACAAAATGCAATTAAAAGACAAGTTGCACAAGAGTTTGGTTTAACACAATACTAAAAGGAAAATAAATGGCACAAGATTATCTTGACGATTTAATCAACCCAAAACTAGGGAAAAAACAAAGTGCAACTTCTGGAAGAACAGAACAAGCACAATTTGGAGCAAGAGTATCAGAACCTACTATAGAGCAAGAATCAGGTGAATACACTCAAGGTGTAGGAGGGTCGTTTCTTGCAGGCGTGCCTATAAACAAGCAAGATGCAATTAGTTTTTTATCTAAAAGAACTGGGTTACCTAAAACTCGATTTGTAATTACATCAAAAGGTGATATTGCATATAAAGGTGATGACGATAAATATTATCCTGCAGTTAGTTCAACAGGTTATTATGCTCCAGATGTAATGCAAGGATTGTTAGAAGTTGGTGCAGGTGCTTACGGTTCTCGATTTGGGCCTTTTACATCACCAATAGTAGGAGGAGGAACTTCTGGTGCTATAGAGTATGGTAGACAAAAGTGGGGACAAGAACTCTCAGGGTCAGATACAATAGATCCATTTAGAGTTGGTGTTGCTACATTCTTAGGAGGAGCAGGAGAAGCGTTACCTACTGCATACAAAATGTATAAAGGATCAAGGATAGCAGATGATATTGCAGACCTTAACAGAGCAGATTTGGAAAACATATTAAATTTATCTGAAAAATATGATGTTCCACTAACAACTGCAGAAGCAACTGATTTATCATCATTAAAAGCTAAACAATTTGTTGCGTCAAAATCTACACAAACTTCTAGAAAACTTGATGCTTTTTATAAACAAAGAGCAAGAAAAGTAGAAGATGCAGTAAATAATTATCTTGATAGTATCTCTTTACAAAAAGAAACTTATCTAGGTGGTAAAACAGGAATTGAAACTATTGCGGCTAGAAAAGCACAATTAAAACAATCTAGGAAACAAGCAACAGAACCATTGTATAAAGAAGCACTTCAAGATGCAAAACCTGTAGACACTACAAACATCATTTATAAAATAGATGGATTTTTAGAAACTGCAAAAGGAGATTCTGTTGGAGTATTCAATAAAGTTAAAAATGATTTTTATAGAAGTACAGAAATTCCTGTAATTGATAAAGCAACTGGTAAACCAGTATTAGATAAATTTGGTCAACCAAAAATGACTATTGTAAGAGACTTAGATACAAGACCAGAAGCATTGCATGAATTAAAAGAATCATTAGATGCAATGTATAGAGGTGAAGATGTTAAAGGTCTTGACGCAAAAGTACAAGCAAAACTTCAGGAAATTAAAAACGATTTAAACAATGCAATTCGCAAAGATAATAAATTGTATAAAGAAGCAGACGCAACATATTCAGAACTATCTAAACCCATTGACGAATTAGATGATTCTAAAGTTGGAGATATTGTTAAGAGACTAAAAGACTTTGATAGAGATAAATTTATAGATAAGTTATTTAAAGACTCAGATCCAATGTCTATCAGATATGCAAAAGAACAAATGGAAAAAGTAAATCCAGAAGCATGGAATGAAGTAACTAGAGGTTGGTTACAAAAGAATTGGGAACAAGCAAGTAAACAGTTTAGAGCGCAAAAAGATGCTCCAATTGATGCAGGGTTATCATGGAAGAATTTATTATTAGGTGATCAAAAGAGTCAAAGAACTTTAAAGGCTGCATTATCACCTGAACAGTATGACACGTTAGTAGAACTATCTACAGTATTAGAAGTTGCAGGAAGTGTTAAAAAAGTAGATTCTGGTACTGCGTTTAATACACAAATGATAGAAGAGTTTAAAAAATCTGGTTGGGATATAGTAGATATAGACTTTACTAAACCTGCAGGTACTGTAATTAAAGCATTAAGAGAAAAGAAATTTAGAGATAATATTGATCAATTTACAGACATTATTCTAGATCCTACTAAAATCAATGAATTAAAAGAATTGCAAAAGATACCACCAGGCCGACCAGAGTTTATTGGTGGTCTTGTAAACGTATTAACACAAACTGGCGCTAAACAATTCACAAAACCTTCTCTTGGAAGTGAAATGTACTCCTTACAAGAAACACAAGAAAAAGAACTTGATAAGGAACAAGGTGCAAATTATCTTAATGATTTGTTAGGATTATGATATGGCATACATTAAAATTACCTCCCATCAACTTATACAACGCACCAAAAAGAAAGGACTCTAGTGGAACAAGTACAAGAAAAAGTAGCAGTACATTCTGCTGAAATAAATCATATGAAAAAAGACATAGACCATATTATGAATAAGGTAGATAAAATGGACAAATCTATTGATGATATTAAAAGTACACTAGATGAATTTAGAGGTGGCAAAAGGGCTGCTATGTGGTTCTTTAGTGCAGTTGCAACCGTTATTGCATTTATTGTTGGTCATTGGATAGACAAGTGAGTATAATATATGATGTTATATTTATATTGTTTAAACTATTTGTTGTTCCAGTCTTGTTCTTCTTTTTCTATTTTCTTTTTGCAATTACCACGATCATAGAAAAGATATTAACAGGCATTGACAAACTATTAGATAATATTATGGAATGAAACTTGATATTAGAATATTAGAATCTATATACGATATGCTTATCTCAACTCATGTGTTAAGAGATATTAAATTACCTCCATCGTATGAAATAGAATTTGAAATATTAGATATGTCTGATGATTGTATGGCATCTTATACACCTGACCCTCATACCATTGGTGTATGTCCTCAGCGACATCGTTTTCTCACCAGTGTTATTAAGTCTATATTACATGAAATTATACATATGATTAATCATATACATGGTAAATCATATTTAAGGCACGACAAACATTTTAAAGACATAAGAAAACATATAGCTAATGAACTTGGCTTTGATGAAAACGAAATATAAGGATTAATATGTGGACAGCATTAATTGGCCCAGTAACATCATTATTAGATAAATTTATAGAAGATAAAGACCAAAAGAACAAATTAGCTCATGAGATAGCTACAATGGCAGAAAAACAAGCGCATGAAGCTAATATGGTACAAGCAGAAACAAACCAAGCAGAAGCACAACATCGTAGTGTTTGGGTTGCAGGTTGGAGACCATTTATTGGTTGGGTTTGTGGAGTTGCATTAGCTTGGCATTTTGTACTTTCGCCTGTTATAATATTCTTAGCAGCTTGGTTTTCTGTAACACTTCCTGCATTACCTGTGTTTGACATGGGTTCATTAATGACTGTATTAATGGGTATGTTAGGTCTTGGTGGCTTAAGAACATTTGAAAAAACAAAAGGGTTGACTAAATGAAGTTATCGCCACATTTTAGTTTGGAAGAGCTAGTCAACTCTGACACAGCCACAAGGCTTGGTATTGATAACACTCCTTCAGTTGAAGTCATTGATAACTTAACTTTTTTAGCAGGTGAATTAGAATATGTACGAGATATACTTGGTAATCCTATGCTTATTAGTAGTGGTTACAGGAGTTATGTTCTTAATGATCATTTGGGAAGCAAGCGAACTTCTAGCCACTGCAAAGGTCTGGCGGTTGACTTTATCTGCCCTAGTTTTGGTGATCCCCATAGTGTTGTTGATGCTATAGTATTAGCAAATATAAACTATGATCAGGTAATACTTGAACATGGTCGCTGGGTACATTTGTCATTTGCAAAAGAAAACCCAAGAAAACAAGCACTTATTATTGACAAACAAGGGACAAGACCCTTCTCATAAATATGAATAAATCAGTATTGGTAATATCTGATCTACACATACCATACCATCACCAAGATGCGTTTGATTTTTTAAAAGCATTAAAAGATAAATATCAGCCAGATATGGTTGTAAATATAGGTGATGAGCTTGACCACCACGCAATCAGTATGCACGAACATAATCCAGATCTTATGTCTGCAGGAGATGAGTTAAGAAATGCAAGAGCGTATGTTAAAGAGTTAGAAAAGATATTCCCTAAAATGACTTTAGTACACTCCAACCATTCTTCATTAGTTTATAGACGTGCATTAAAGTTTGGACTACCTAAAGACTACCTTAAATCATATAATGAGTTTCTAGGGGTTGGCAAGGGTTGGCAGTGGGTAGATGATCTTACTTTGACGTTATCAGATGGTCAAAGATGTTTCTTTACACATGGTATGTCTGCTGATGTTTTAAAGGTTGCTCAACAATATGGCATGAGTACAGTACAAGGCCATTATCATACAAAATTTAGTATTGGATATTACTCTAATCCAGACCGTTTATGTTTTGGTATGCAGGTAGGTTGTCTTATTAATCAGAAATCTATGGCATTTGATTATGCTAAAAACTTTAAATCTAGATTCATTGTAGGTTGTGGAATGATTACTGATGGTCAACCAAAACTTATGCCTATGGTATTAAATAAGGACGGTAGATGGAACAAGAAGATAGTTTAACATTACTTGAGTCATTTATTGGCGAAACTGTAGAAAACGTAGAATATATGTCAGATATAAATTCTGATCTAATAAAGATTACTTTTAAAAACAAAGAATCATTCGTTGTTAATGGGGATTTTCAAATCTATATTGCAATACCAAAAGATACGGAGTTTCATTAATTATGCAAATGGCAGATATAACAGAAATTGCTAAACATATGGAAGGCGCATACATCGAAGATGTGCAAGTGGTGTTTGGAGAAGATACCTTAATTATTACTATAAACCATAATGGTCAAGTATCGACTGTAGAGATGATTGTAGACAGCATTTACTTGGAGATAGATGAGTAAACAAAAGATAACTTTACCTAACGGTATTGAAACAGATAACTACTCTAGAGATTATATGTTATATTGCGAAGCATTAAACCTAAGCAAAAAACCCTTAGAAAAGAGACAGGAATGGTTAGAAAAATTAAAAGACAAGGAAAGAGTCAAATCATTAAAAGAATGGTTGACTTTTATATGGAAGAATCCTTCCTCGTTTTAATATGCAGTTACAGTGCGTATGTTATATGCAAACTGTTATACCATTCTTATCTGTCGTACACACTATAATTGTACCATCTGGTGTAATTACAGTTTTTGAGTTTGCATTAAAACTTAAAAATAAACTAAACATCAAACATAATACTACATAATCTATTTTATTCATTATTACTCTCCTCAAGTTTAATGATGTTATTTGGAAACATTTTATAATGTTTTCCCTTCCAAGAATGACTAACTTCTACCCTACAAGTTCCATCATCTTGATTATAGAATACCACATCAAAATGGTCTCCGTCAATTATTAATTTTCTTATTATCATTTTTACATATTCCATTTCCATATATATCTCGCCCACACCACCAAACCACATGGAATGTATTGGCAGGTTTTTTACATTTATGACAAACCTGATTACCTAGTTTAATCTTCGTCATGCAAAGAGTCGTCTATCCACACATCAGGCATGATAGGTGGTGACATCAGTCTTGACAACTTATCAGCATATATTTCTTCTTCTCTATCTAAGTACCATCTTTGTTTTTTGCACTCTTCAATCCTGTTCTTTAACTTTTCTACTTCAGTTAAATCTTTAGATTGTTTATGACCTCTTCTATCAAGATACTTTCTGTTATTACCCTTACAGTATCCGATAACTTCTTCTTCGGTCATTTTGGCTTTTATAATGTCAAATGTTTCTATACCACCAACCTTGTAATGGTCTGGATTAATAGGATCACTCATTTTAATACCTCGTTATCTACAATAATTAAATCTTCAAAAATTTCACATTGTGTATCTTTAACTTTTAGATAAATATTATTCAACTCCATTGACCTAATTAATTTACCTTTATAACACATGAACTCTTTTTTATGGGGTTCTTTTATCAAATCATAATGAATATATATTCCAAATGCAAGGAATATTACTAGAAAACTAACAAAAATTTTAAGTATTTTCATGACCATAAACTAATTCTCCATTCATAAATTTTATTAATACCAAGAGTATAATTACACTTGTAATACAAGTATTACAAATTTAGAAGAAAGGGGAATGACTATGTGGACAACACCATCAGCAACTGAAATGCGTTTTGGATTTGAAGTAACAATGTACGTTTGCAACAAGTAATTTTATTTTAGGGGCTGCTTTTAAAGGCCCCTAGTAATTTTGCAATATCTGTTAATTCGTTATCCAGAACAACATAGTTGTTTAAGTAACCAAGATTTTCTACTCTATTAATTTTAAGTATTTTCTCTTTAGTAATCCAACCTAGTATATTCCCATTAAAAGTTTCTGGATATAACCTAACCGAAATATAAACATCTTTTGGGTTTTTGTTATATTGTTCTACCATTTCTAATGTTCTGGTATGAAACTTTTGCGTTCTTGTTTTTACATCAACTGTAATACCATTAACAATAAAATCATAATCATCAGGTTTAGTGTAATGAGTATTGTCCTCTTGATACATTATATTGTGATCAATTAACCATTGCTTAAATATCTTTTCACCTAGTTTACCTTCAAACATTTTTTGTTGCTTGTCATCTAATGTGCCATTATGAAAGTCATGTCTATTAGATGTATGTGATCTAGATAATAAAGCATAATCCTGCGCTTCATCGATAAGGTCTTGACCAATGTAAATCAATGGGGAACTCATTATCTCCCCATTAATCTATCATAACAAACAGTATTATTTCTTATCCAATTAAAATCTAACTCTACACTTACCATATGTTTTCTCCACTGTTTTTGTGGAGTTGCATTGCCTGTAATCCTAGCATTTTTAGGTAAATATTTAAGATTATCTCTATGGACAAATCTAATTACTTTAGAACGGAATATCATCTTCTAATTCATTTAATTGATCAGATAATGATACTTGTTCATCTATTGATACTTGTAAAGGTGAATTTTTTGAACCGTTACCATCTTGATAAATTACTCTTACATTACCAAGAATAGGCGTTTGTACACCGCCTTCTCTTTCTTCTTTTGACACAGACTGACTAATAAATCCGTTATTCTCATACTGGTCTTTATTTTCAGTATCAATAAAAGTGGTGAGATCGAGATAAGTACCTTTTTCACCTTTGTATAATCTTTCTTTATCAATCTTAGTTACATCTATTCGTACGCTTAATCCTACACGCATATTATTTCTCCTTATTGTATTTTGGTTTTCTAGACCATCGTTTTGGTTCTTTATCGGTATTTAAACATTCCATAAACTCTAACGCATATGGAGTGTACCACTCGATAAAGTCTTTATCATAGTTTACCAGTTCAGTGTGTGTTTCATTCGGTGTCCATACGAAGAAATAACAAGCATCAGTTTTCGTACAGCACATTTGAAGTTGCATTTGAAACCAGTATCGTTCTGGTATACCATCATAAATCTGTTGTGTGAACGGGCATTTAATCTCCACAGGAATACCTCTAAGATACGCATCTGGAGATGCGCCAAAAGGTAAACTATCATGCACGACTAATTTATTACCTGATTCACATATTTCTGATTGTTCTAATTCAAAACGAGAGAGAGCAATATGTTCGTTTGCAGAACCATAAGCTGTCATCTCATTTCCCTCAAATGGAGGTTCTCTAAATGTGAGTTGTCTCCATAACTTTTTACGATCATATATTGCACTCCATGCTCTAGATGCAGTGATGATATTATGTCGTCTATTATCTTTAAGATGTTCTGAGTTCATTTGCAAAGTCTCGTAATTGTTCTTTTTCAGATGGGTTCATTCTAAAGAAAAATTCTTTAAGGTTACCTTCTTGATGTGCTTTTACCATACCCTCTTTAAGTTCTTTTTCTTTTTCTTCAGATAACGGTTCTATCTTAACTTCTTTTTGTACAATTGCATTACCAACTTCGTCTGCAGATGCAACAGATGTATCTATACCAACCCCAAAGATACCAAGCGCACGTCCAATTGCGCTTGTCTCACAGTTTTCGATATAAGAAGTCTTGTTAATAAATGTAGAACCTTCTTTCTCATACGCATGACCTACTGCAACAATTTGATTGTTTACTACGATCTGCGCTCTAAAGACACAAGTACCCATTTCATTAGATAACATCTCTGTAAGAATAGACGCATCTTTATAGTTTTCTCTAAAGTATCTAATACGTTCATTAACCTCAACGTACTCTTTACCTTTAATATTTACTGATTTTAGTTTAGTCATTAGACTTCTCCTTCTGTTCTTGTTCTTGTTGTTGAATTTTTGCAAGGGCTGCATCATTATCTGCTTGAAACTCTGCGTTCCATTCTTGTAATAGTTCTATAAATTTATCCATATCACTACTCCTAATCCTATGATTAATGTTAATAATATTAATTTATCTTGACGGTTCTTACGATGAATCTCTTGTTGATATTCTTGACGCTCTCTCCAGTGATTAAACTCTTTCATACTTATTCTCCTTGTAAGTATTTAATATATGTTTCTGCGTGATCTTCTGTATCAAACGATTCTAAGTATAGACCATTTTCAAAGACCATGTAAATTTTTTCTTCGTTATCGTATTTAATGTCGAATACTGCAGGTGGTTGTTTTTCCAACCACCCATCATAATCAGTCAACCAACTATCGTATGTTCGTGTCATCACTCTCTCCTTATTTAAGTAATGCGTATTGAATTAAAATTTGTAAGTGCAGTTTATGTGGGTTATCTTTTTCTACTCTTTTAGACAACCTACGCATTGCGTTTACTGTTTCTTGATCTCTATCTTCGCAGATCTTGTTTACTATTTCTTGTGCAGTTAAAGTTCTCATTATCTTACTCTTTTCTTAAATGCAATCCAGTATGCTTCATCTATCGGTAACTCGTATGAGGTTTTAAGACCTTTGAGTTTGAAGATAAGTGAATCACCTTGTAAGGTAACTATGATGTTACGGTTACCTCTTTCAAACTTAACTACGTCTGTTTCTCTTGTTATTGGTTTTGTTAATTTTGTTGCCATTTTTCTCTCCTTATTTATTTAACCTACATACATATATTACCATAACTGGCTACAATTGCAAGTCTTTTATAAAGTTTTTTTATAAATATTTTATAAAATAGTTATTGACTTATATAAAATAATACTTTATTCTTGTCATGTATTAACTAAGGAGAGTAATATGAAAACAGAATTTAAAGTAGTACATCAAGTTCCAGAACTAGAAGAATTACAAAAGTTTGTAGGTGGTTATGTAGAAGCATTAACTTTAAGTAATGGTGATGTATTATATGTATGCGAAGATGGTAAACTATTAAATTTACCAGTAAATAAAATGGCAACTGCATTTTGGGTTGCTAGTTGGGGTTCGGAAGAAGAAATTCTTGGAAACACTTTATATCATTTAAGGAGAAGACATGAAGTATGAAGACGCAATAAAATTATTTAATAACAGTGCAAGGGAAATGGGAGAGACTCTAGGTGTCTCCCAACCTGCAGTTCAATATTGGAAGAAGACTGGGGAAATTCCTAAAGTTCGTCAACAACAAATTGAGTTACTAAGGCAAAGTGCAAACAGTAAAAAAGAATATTATAGTGATGGCAAGAAAGTAAGTAAATCTGTATTTTACAAATTAATGAACTGGTAGGTTTATGAAGTGGTATGAATATATAGTTATCGATGATGACGGAGTTCCAATTCGTAAGTTTACCAATATAAAACTTGCAAAGGAATATATTCGCATTAGACCTGAATTTAAAATATTAAAGGTTTCTCATGATTGGATTGAGGAAGTTGGGGAGTGTTTATTTTGAGAATTAAAAATTGGGATAAGTTTCAACATTATAAGCCTATGAACGCAAAATATAAAAAACAAATGACGTGGTTAAAGTTATATGGTGGGGATATTTTAAACGATTTAGAATGGTTTGAATTATCAGATACACATAAAGCTATCTATATAGAACTACTTTGTCTTGCAAGTCAACATGAAGGTAATTTACCAGATATGAAGAAGATTTGTTTTAGACTTAGAAGATCTGTAGATCAGGTAGAGACTGCGTTTAAAGCATTAGAACATTGGTTGGAAGACGGTGTATATACAGCGTATATACCAGAGTATAGTAGAGAAGAGAAGAAAAGAGGTACTTCTATACGTTTTGAAGAGTTTTGGAAATCATTATTACCTAAGCGCAGAAACAACAGGGTTGGTTGTCTCGACAAATGGGAGATACATAACCTTGATGAAAAAGCAGATGATATTATCCGTTGGGTAAAAAAGATGAATATAACTAAAGAATGGAAAGACGGTTTTAATCCAAGTCCTGAAGTTATCATTAATCAGAGACGATGGGAAGATGGAGTCATAAACATTAATAGATTTAAAGGAAATATGCTATGAATGTCGGAGAGATGATGGATCGTATTATAGTCACTAAAGAAATGGTAGATGAAACCAACGGAGAACACATTGTTACTGACTATAAAGTAAAATCAACAGATGGTTATTTAGAACAACTTAAAAAGTTTTATAAAGAGGAAAGAGGTTCAGGATATTCATTGCCTTGGATAAAACTAGAAAGTAATTTTGGTATTCGCAAGGGAGAGCTTACAGTTTTTACTGGTGTATCTGGTCATGGCAAAAGCATGATGTTATCACAAATCAGTTTATATTTAATGCACATGACTAAAGTGCTTATAGCCAGTATGGAGATGAAACCTGTACTTACTTTAAGTCGTATGGTTCAGCAAAGATTAGGTGATCCAAATCCTACAGAAAAATATTTAGAAGAGTTTTGTGAACATTACAGAGATAAACTTTATATCTATGATCAACAAGGAGTAACCCAGTCTGCTGATATGTTTGCAATGTTAGCTTATGGAAAGCTTGTTCTTGACATAGATGTATTTGTCATAGATAGCCTTATGAAAATTTCTGACGTGGCTGAAGATAATTACGAACAGCAAAAAGTTTTTATTGATCGACTTGCATCATATTGTAGAGACTTAGACATTCACGTCTTTTTAGTTTGCCATACCAGAAAAATGGGCGATGAAAGTCAAAGACCTGACGCAACAAATATTATGGGTTCATCTCATATTAGAAACCTTAGTGACAATATAGTTTTGTGCTTTAGAGATCGTAGTGTTGCTGAAAGGATTGCTGAGGGAGATGTAGAAGCAAAAGATTTACCAACTGCATATTTGTTTGTACAGAAACAACGAAATCATACATGGGAAGGTGGATTACCATTATGGTTTAATGAAAAATCATTAACATTTAAGGAGACGAGATGACTATAAATGAAGTAGTAGAAAAACTTGCAAAAGAGTTTAACTCAACAACATATAGAATAAAAAATAAGAATGGAGTAGTATTAAAGTTTGTAAAAAATGGTGTGAATATGGAGGTGCAAAGTGAAATTAAAAAAAACACTTCATGTGACAGATAAAAGTGACTATTTACAAGTCGCACTTGCAATGGTTACTTCTTTAGAAGAAGGAATCTATGACATAATTATTATGGATAAAGACTTTGCAAGAAGTCATGACCAGAATAGTTTGTTATGGGGAGTAATTTATAAAGGACTTTCTGACACTACAGGCTATTCACCAGAAGAATTACATGATTTATGCAGATCTAGATGGTTAGTTGATGAAGAAGGTGAGTTAATGTCTACTGCAAGTTTAACCAAGAAAGAGTTTAACGATTACATTGACAAAATTATTAACTGGTCTAAATCGTTAGGAATTAAACTTGAAAAAGTCTGAAAAGGAATATCTTGAAAAACTTGTTGAATTTGGTTGTGTTGCTTGTAGAAAAGTTCATGGTGTTTATACTCAACCGTCTATTCATCATATACGAGCAGGTATGGGAATCGGACAACGGAACAGTACGAAGAATTGTTTGCCACTTTGCCCTTCACACCATCAGACTGGCGGTTATGGTGTTGCATTTCATGCCGGAAAAAAAGCATTTGAAGAAAAATATGGAACAGAACTAGAACTTTTAGATTGGTTGAAAGAGAGGTTGTGATGTTTGAATTTTGTTTAATTGTTTATTTAACAATGGAAGAACCAAAATATATAGGTAACTTTGAAAGTTGTGCAGTTGCTAATTTATATGTTGCAAAATATTATAAAGATGCTCCATATACAATATGTTTGCATGAAGATTATATTCATTTGCCAGACAACCTTATTAAAAGAGATGTTAATGTTTCAAGTGAATAAATTATATCTTGATAACGATGAAATAGTTTCAAAATTATTTAAGTTAAAAAAATACTGGATAAAACGATTCAATGTGCCATTTTACACATTAGGACGTAATGCTTACCTTGATGGTAAAACAAATGATTATTATAAAAATATAAATGAAGTAAAACGTGAGTTATTGACTAATTTTCCTAGTGAGTATGTTCATATTATATTGCTGTTAGAACATTATTTAAATGAAAAGATATATATTCATCATGATTATGCTATACCATCGTTTCATATTTTTGAATGTGATCCTGTGTTTTTAAATTTTCCAAGTAATTGGCACACAGACTATCCACATGAAACTTTAGGGTTAGGTAATAAGGATCATCATAGTTTTACTTATGTGGTTAAAATTCCATCATCAGGAGCAGGACTAGAATATGAAGATAATGATGAAATTAAGTATTTAGAATATAGTCCATTTGATTTTATATTTCATAAAGGTAATTTTTTGCATAACATTGCACCATTAAAAAAATACAAACCAAATGAATACAGAATTACTTTACAAGGTCATATTATTAGACATAAAGACAAATTAATAATGTTTTGGTAAAATAAAACAATATAAAGTGGAGAGATAAAATGAGTAATTATTTTAAAAATGAAGGACAAATTAATAAAGTAGAAAACCTAGATTTATTTGGTGGGAATGAAACTTTTGATTCTAGTTTAACAAATACTAAAACTTACCTTACAAACCAAGCATATGAGTGGGAAGGTATGTTGGAATATAACAATATATTTCAAGAAGGCCCGGAATATTCAATAACTTTAAAGTTTAGAAATGAAAAAGATTTTCTAAAATGCAAAGAAGAAATAAGATCTAAACTATATAATGGAGAAGTGTTTCTTAATGGAACACAAGATAAAAAATTCAAACAAGCATGGTATCCACTTAGAGAACAACCAAGTGACCATGTGTATATATCAACTAATCCTAAAAATCCAAGATTTCCAATTTATATTGTTAGTAAAGGAAGATGGGAAACTAATCCAACAAGTCGTGCATTAATAGAAATGAATGTACCCTTTAAAGTCGTCATAGAAGAACCTGAGTTTGATAATTATGCAAAACTTGTAGGTGAAGAACGATTATTAATTCTTCCTGAAAAATACAAAAAAGAATACAACACATTTTGGGAAGATGATGATGGTCGAGTAGGGCCAGGAGCTGCAAGAAACTTTGCATGGGATCATTCTATACAAGAAGGTCATGATTGGCATTGGGTAATGGACGATAACATAGGAAATTTTTACAGATTTAATAACAATGTTAGATCGCCTGTAAAAGACGGTACATTGTTTTATGCGTGTGAAGATTTTGTATTGCGTTATGAAAACATTGCACAAGCAGGGCCTAACTACACAACATTTTGTCCTCCTGCAGAGGGTAGACCACCCATAATGATGAATACAAGGATATACAGTTGTCTTTTAATTAGGAACGATATGCCTTATAGATGGAGAGGTCGTTATAATGAAGATACTGATTTATCATTAAGAATGTTAAAAGATGGATATTGTACTGTACAGTTTAACTTTTTATTACAAGGCAAAATGGGTACTCAACAATTAAAAGGTGGTAACACTGAAGAGTTCTATGCAAACGAAGGTACAAAAAATAAGTCTCAGATGTTAGAAGATATGCACCCAGACGTTGCAAGTGTTGTATATAAATTTGGTAGATGGCATCATCATGTAGATTACACACCATTTAAAAATAACAAATTAAAAAGAAAAGAAGGTATAATCATTCCAGACAATAATGATAATTACAATATTATTAAAATAACTAAGGAAGAATATGGGAAAAGGAAGCTCACCTAGGCCAATCCCTGATCCTAAAAAGTTCGAAGAGAACTGGGACAGGATATTTAAAAAAAACAATGAACAATCTAAATCAACAGACAAGAAAAAGATTAGTTGAACAAGGATACCTTGTTGAAAATGTAGAACAATACAATACATTTAGCAAAAGAAAAAACGATTTATGGGGCTTTATAGATTTTCTTGCAATAAAAAAAAATGAAGTTCTTGCAATACAGGTTACATCTAAAAGTAATATGAGTAGTCGAAGACGTAAAATAACAGAGCATGAAAATTTAGCTATAGTTAGAGAGTCTGGAATAAGAATTGAATTATGGGGGTTTTACAAAAAGGAGAATGGAAGATGGGAAGTGAAAATAGAAGACTTATCGTAAAAAGTAAACATGATTTTAAAAATTATGAATACGAAGTAAATGGGAAGAGTTGTCAAAGACAAGAAGCAGTAGATATGATACTTGATTTAATGGCTGGAAAATCTATGACCATGCAAGAAATTGGTAAAGAATTAAAAATTAATAAAAGATCAATGTTTAATCTTATCAAAGTTATGCGTGAAAACAATTTAATTACTAATACAAAATTAAGGCGTGATAGACACTATTTGTTTAAAACAAAAGATGATTGTCTTATAGCAACTTATTTGTATCCAAGCGCAAAAGAGATTGAAGATAGTTTTACAATAAAAGACAGAAAAACTTATAAAGCAGAAGATACAAAAGTCGTAAGTTACAACACAAAAACAATAGTTAAATATGCTACAACTTCTCTTGATTTTGTCAGTTAAATATTATGCAATATAAACTGTTAATGGAATATATGGATATGTGGAAAAGATATATGAAACATGATAGCCATAAATTAGGTTTTCCATCACGAAGTATAGGTTTAAGCAATTCATCATCTACATCTTTTGATGATATGGTAGAGGAATTAGATAATGATATTGTACGCACAATTAATGCAGTTGTAGATTCTTTGGACAGTGAACAAAGAAAAGCAGTGTGGGCAAAATGGTTAGGAACAAAAAAACCAATGTATTATGAATTAAAATTACAACTTGCAGTAGATAACTTATTAACGATTGTGGGAAGAAGATTAAACATATAGTATTGACTTATTTTAATAAGCCCTGTATAATTGAGTCTGGATAGGAGTACTCAGCTTATTGCTTTTAGACGAGAAGGTTACTCTCCCATCAATCCTACTCTCTCGTCTGTCTCAGTAGACCCACTTCGGTGGGTCTATCCTTTTGAGGAGAAATAATATGTATGGCAAAAAACCAATGAAAAAAACTAAAAAACCAATGAAGAAGAAATAACATGACTTTAGAAGAAATAATTGGAATGTTAGGATCAGCTACTCCAACAAGCGCAGAAATGGCAAGAATGAATCAATCTGTTAATCCTGCAATGGGAAAAAGTGTATTAACAGATCTTGAAATAGCTAAAATGGGTAAACCATCACTTACAGAAGCTTCAAGAATCCAATCGTCCTTATCTCCTGTAGATCAATATAGACAAATGATGGAATCTATACCTATGCCTGTATCTAATATGGAAGCTGACGCAATTGCAGGAGCAATGGCTGGAAGAAATGCAGGGTTATCTCTTCCTGCTAATGAAATGATGCCTAACTTTGCAGACGGTCAAATGCCTTTATATTCAGGTGGTTTGTTAGAAAATATGCAAGGCAATATGGTAGACCCACAAGAACTTATGAATCGAGCATATGATATGTCAGCACCAAGAGAAATGCGTATTGATGCTATTAACAGGTTAAGACAACTGGGAGTTATGTAATGGCTTGTAAAAAACATACAGGAAAAAAAGGTTACGGTAAAAAAGGTAAATAATATGGCTAAGGGATTGTATGCAAACATTCACGCAAAGCGAAAAAGAATTAAGCAAGGATCAGGAGAAAGAATGCGGCCAGTTGGAGCAAAAGGAGCTCCAAGTGCAAAACAATTTAAAGAAGCCGCAAAAACTGCCAAACCTAACAGATCTACTAAAAAACGTAAGTGATTGTGTATGAGCGATGCAAGATTAAAACGTGTAGGGGTATCAGGATATAATAAACCTAAAAGAACACCAAGTCACCCAACAAAATCTCATGTAGTGGTTGCAAAATCAGGAGATCAAGTAAAAACAATACGATTTGGTCAACAAGGAGTCTCTGGAGACAAAACAAACACAAAACGTGCAAAGTCATTTAAAGCACGTCATGGTGAAAACATTGCAAAAGGTAAAATGAGTGCAGCCTACTGGGCAAACAAAGTTAAATGGTAGATGATAGTCCATGTAATGGGGTATGTCGTATGAAAAATAACAGATGTATATCATGTAATAGAGACTACGAAGATTTAGCACAATGGTTATATATGTCTAGAGAAGCTAGACTAGAACGAATGGAACAACTTAAACGAGAACGAAATGGCAACTCTTGAAGAAATAATACAACAATCATTATTGCGTGATAAAGAGAAAATGACATTTGGAGCGTCTGGTTATTATGCAGACCAAACAGGTGAAGGTCAAACATCTCTAGGTAATAACGAATATAGTCAAGCAATGCAATACAGAAACATGGTTGATAACATGATAAATGCACAACCACAAATTTTACAGTACAATGATATACCATTAGACCAAGACCCATTTCAAGAATATGGTGGTAGAATATCTACTGGAATACCATTAGGTGAACAACAACGACTACAATTAGGACTATCTGCACAAGGATTTAATGATCCATATTTTAGTCAACCATTAAGACCTACAGGTGTAGATGCAAGTTATCAAACAGGTAATACTGGTTTCGGAGTAAGTTACGACCAATTATCTCCAGACCAAAAAAGATTATTATTTAGTATATTCAGAGACTTTTAATATATAATAAAGGAATGTAATGACCCATTTGGAGTTACGATATGACAGACAGAACAGACGCACAAAAACAACAATTAGAAGACGCTAGAGAGAAGGCTCGAGAAGTCAACAAGGGAAATAATTATTCCAGTAAAAACAATAGGTTACTGAATAATACTCTGAAGCTCATAGTAACTCAAGATGATGCAAAACGTGCAAGAAGAATCATGGAAGCATTAGTTGCAAAAGCAGAAGATGGTGACACTAAAGCAATAGATATGGTATTGGATAGATTAGAAGGTAAAGTCGTCCAAGAGAATAAACTATCTGGAGACAGTGAACAACCATTAATCATTAATGTAGTTACTGGAATTGATGACTGAGGAAAAGAAACATACTGGTTATCAACCAAGAGAACATCAAAAACTTATTCACAAGATGATTAAGGAACATAGGTTTTCTGTCATAGTAGCTCATAGAAGATTTGGTAAAACAGTAAGTGCAATAAATCAATTAATACATAGTGCGTTAAAGTGTACTAAAAAGAATCCAAGATTTGCATACATTGCACCAACTTATAGTCAGGCAAAAAGAATTGCGTTTGATTATTTAAGAGAATACACAAGACCACTTGACGCAGTGGTAAATGTTGCAGAATTAAGAGTAGACTTCATGAATGGTAGAAGAATATCATTATATGGAGCAGATAACATTGACAGTCTTCGTGGTATATATCTAGATGGTTGTTTTGTAGACGAATACGCTCAGTGTAATCCATCATTATTTAGTGAAGTAATTAGACCTGCACTTGCAGATCGACTTGGATATTGTGCATTTATTGGTACACCTAAAGGTGCAAATCACTTTAAATCTCTTAGGGATCGTGCAGAAAAAGGTGAAGACAACTGGAAATTGTTAGAATTTAAAGCATCAGAAACAGGAATACTATCACAATCAGAATTAGACTCTGCATTTAAAGAAATGGGAGCTGATAAATACAATCAAGAGTTTGAGTGCAACTTTAGTGCAGCTGTAGAAGGTTCATACTACGGTCAGATAATGAATGATCTTACTGAACAGAACAGAATAACAGATATACCTTATGATGGTCTTGCAAAGACATTTTGTGCATGGGATTTAGGTATGGGAGATTCTACTGCAATCTGGGTATGTCAGACAGTAGGTAAAGAAATTAGATTAATCGACTTTGAAGAAAATCATGGTGTTGGTCTTGATTACTATGTTAAGTGGTTGCAAGACAATGGTTATCATCATGCAGAACAACTATTACCTCATGATGTAGAGGTTAGAGAGTTAGGAACAGGAAGATCTCGTAAAGAGATGTTAATGGAGTCTGGATTAAACATCAGAGTCATTCCTAGACTTGGTATAGACGATGGTATACAAGCAGTAAGAAGAATATTACCTCGTTGTTGGTTCGATGTAAAAACAAAACAGGGTATAGATGCACTACGCAACTATAGACGTGAGTACGATGAGAAACGTGACGTATTCTACAATAAACCTGTACACGATTGGTGTTCTCACGCATCTGATTCATTTAGATATCTTGCATTAGGACTAGATGAAGGTAATGATGAGTGGAGTAAACCTTTAGAGATAAACAATTCATGGGTAGTTTAAATGGCAGATGACAATAAATTAAAGAGTATTCTAGATTCTGAGATAGATGACGCAATTGGTTATTTAGAGACAGAAACTACAGACGAAAGACAAAAAGCACTAGAATATTATCTTCGTGAACCTTATGGAAATGAAGTAGAAGGCAAGTCTTCAATTGTTACTGGAGAAGTAGCAGAAGTAGTGGACGGCGCATTACCTCAGCTCATGAGGGTATTTACCAGTTCTGACGATGCAGTTGTATTTGAACCAGTAAGTCAAGGTGATGAAGAGAAAGCAGAACAAGCAACACAATATGTAAACCATATCTTCTATAAAGACAACAATGGTTTTGAAATCATGCACGATTGGTTTAAAGATGCTATCTTACAAAAAGTTGGTATCGTAAAAGCATACTGGGAAGATAAGACTGATGTTACAACAGAAAAGTATTACGGTTTAAATGACGATGAACTTGCAATGGTTGTTCAAGACCCAGAAGTAGAAGTTGTAGAACAAGACACAACAATAGTTCAAGAAGCACAATTTGATCCAATGACAGGTATGCAAATATCACCTGCAATGTCTGCACATGATATTAAAGTAAAAAGAACAGAAAATAATGGCAAGATAATTATAGAAAACGTACCTCCAGAAGAGTTCTTAATTTCTAAACGAGCAAGAACAATTGCAGACTCACCTTTTGTTGCACATCGTAAGATGGTAACTCGTGGTGAACTTATTGCGATGGGGTATGATGAAGACACAGTTTACTCTTTACCTACAGGTGATGCACTAGAGTTTAGTCCAGAAAGAATTGCTCGATACACAAGAGGTGAACAACCTTCAGACATGGACTCAGATGATGAATCAATGCAGTTGGTTGAGTACTACGAGTGTTATATAAAAACAGATTACGATGATGATGGTATCCCAGAGCATAGACGAGTATGTTACGCAGGTACAGAAATATTACATAATGAGGAGTGTGACTATGTACCATTTCATTCTATTTGTCCTATACCTATTCCTCATAAATTTTATGGTCATTCTCTAGCAGATCGAGCAATGGACTTACAGTTAATTAAGTCTACAATTACTCGTCAAATGTTAGATAATTTATATCTAACTAACAACTATCGAGTTGGTGCAGTAGAAGGACAGGTCAACTTAGACGACTTACTCACATCAACTGCAGGTGGTGTGGTTCGTATGAAGAACGCAAACGCAATTGTTCCAATGACAGTGCAAAGTAATGCAGCTCAATCATTTCCAATGTTGCAATACTTAGATGAAGTACAAGCAAAACGTAGTGGTGTCAGTGATGCAATGAATGGTTTAAATCCAGATATTTTACAAAATGTGACTGCAACTGCAGTAAATGCAATGCAATCTGCATCTCAAGGTAAATTAGAGTTAATTGCTCGTATCTTTGCAGACACAGGTATATCAAGTCTATTTAAAGGTATCCTACAATTAGTATGTAAATACCAACAAAAAGAACGTATCATTCGCATTAATAATAAGTATGTACCATTTGACCCAAGAGAATGGTCACATGAATACAATATATCAGTCAATGTAGGTTTAGGTACAGGTTCTAAACAAGAGCAACTTGCAACAATGCAAATGATATTGGAAAAACAAGAACAATTACTTACTACATACGGTCTTGGTAATCCATTAGTTAATCTTAAGCAGTACAGAGATACATTAGCTAAGTTTGTACAAATGGCAGGATTCAAAGATGACAGTCAGTTCTTAATGGAAGTTACAGAAGAACAAGCACAACAACTAGCACAACAACAAGCGCAATCTCAACAATCTGATCCTAATACACAGGCTGCACAAATACTTGCACAAGTAGAACGTGAAAAAGCACAATTAAGAGCGCAAACAGATCAAGCAAAATTACAGTTAGATCGTGAAACAATGCAGTTAGAAAATGAACGCAAAGCGTTAGAATTACAACAAAAAGAAGTACAACAGACTGCAGATCTTGCGTTAAAAGAGTTAAAGATTAGACTCGATGCAAACAATGACGACAACAAAACTAAAACAGATCAAACTAAAATGATCATGGACGCATTAGAAAAGATTAATAATATTGCAACAAGAGGTATGCAGTAATGTTACTTAATTTAGGTCTTAATCAATTAGCACCATCATTGCCTGCTAATTTAAGAAAAGCACCTAACATTGTTACTGCACCACAATCTAATATAGATATTAATGCCATATTAGGATTAACTCCAAGCCAATATTCTGGATTACAATCTGTAGGTAATACAGGTTATTACTATGGTAATAATCGTATGTATGAACCATATACTATTACAAGTTCTCCAAGTTATGGTATATATGGCCCATATAGCAATACTGGTTATAGTTATAGTCCGTATGGCGGTAATCCTTATAATCCATACGGAGGAGCATATCAAGGCAATTCTAATCGTGCAGAAGGAACAATCACTGTAGGAAGCCAAGCATTTAGACCTGTTGATGCAAACATTACAGGATTTAGTAAAAGCAAAGTTGGTGAAGAAGATAGTAAGATATACGAATACGCACCATCTATGGCTTATGTATATTCACAAGCACCTAAACCTGCACCATTACCAACACCGAATGTAACATCATTTTTATCGACCCCAACTGCAAACACTTATGTAGGTAGTTATGGTGCAGATAGATTTACACAAGGAAATGGATTACTAGGACTTGACTTTGGTCTACCTAGTGGAAAATCTGCAAATGAATAAACAAGACATAATAAAAGGCATTTTAGAAACACCAGAATTTCAAGACGTAATTAACGAGTTGAGAGAAAATCAACTCAACGGTATTAGGTACTCTACTCCATCTGATAAAGATGCTAGAGAAACCTTTTACATGAGATTACAAGTCTTAGACGAAATCATGAACTATCTTGAATCAATCACTAAAGACGGCGACATTAAAGATAAAGCATGGAAGATATTATAGACTTTTCTATAATGGCAACCCTTGCCAAAAGGGAACATTAAGGAAATACAATGAGTGAAGAAACCATGACTCCTGAACAAGGAAGTGGAGAACTAACTGTACGAGATGCAGCTACTGCGTTTGAAGGCATCTTATCAGCAGGTGAGGACTCCAATGAGCAACCAGAAACTGTTGACCAAGAAGTTGAAGAAACAGTAGAGGAAGAAGTAGAGTATTCTGATGATGCAGAGGCTCCAGAAGACGATACAGAACTCCAAGATGAAGGTGATGAAGAAACCGAAGACAATGAAGAGGAACTCGAAGAAGAAACTCAACGCTTTACAGTAAAAGCTGCAGGCGAAGAAAAAGAAGTGACCCTCGAAGAATTGATGCAAGGTTATCAACTTGGTGCAGACTATACTAAAAAGACTCAAGAAGTCGCAGAGCAACGCAAAGCTGTAGAAGCAGAACGTAATGCGATACTAGAGGCAAAACAAGTTAGAGATGCTTACGCTCAACGGTTAAATGCAATGGAACAATTCTTGATTTCAACTCAAGATAGACCAGAAAATTTAGCCGCAATGAAGGAAAACGACCCAATAGGATATGCAGTTAAAGTCGCAGAATTGACTGAGAAAAAAGAACAGTTGCAAAAAGTTCGTGTTGAACAACAACGCATTGCACAACAGCAACAAGCGGAGTATCAACATCAACTTCAACAACGCACTCAGGAAGAAGCGCAAAAACTTTCACAAGTCCTACCAGAGTTTTCAGACCCAACCAAAGGCGAACAACTCAGAAATGAGATTCGTAACTACGGTAAAAGTGTAGGTTTTAATGACCAAGAGTTATCACAAGTATACGACTCTCGTCATGTATTAATGCTACACAAAGCGATGATGTACGACAAACTACAAAAATCTAAACCTGCAGTAAACAAAAAGGTTGCACAAGCACCAAAAATGGTTAAGTCAGGTACAAAGGTAACAGAAAGTAATCGTGATAATCGCAAAAAACAAATGAATAAGCTTAAGCAAACTGGCAAAGTCAGAGACGCTGCGGCTCTTTTTGAAAACTTTATATAATAAGGAAGTGAATTAATCATGGCAACATATAAACAGTATGACGCAGTAGGGTCTCGTGAAGATCTATCTGACGTTATTTATAACATTTCTCCAACAGACACACCATTTATGTCTTCTGTGGCTAAGACTAAAGCTACTGCGGTACTTCATGAATGGCAAGTGGATAGCTTAGCATCAGCAAACGGTTCTAATGCAGCTGTTGAAGGTGCAGACGCAACTTCTGCAACATTATCTCCAACAACACGAGTTGGTAATAGAACTCAGATTTCACAAAAAACTATCCAAATCTCTGGCACTTTAGAGTCAGTTGATAAGGCTGGTCGTAAGTCTGAAAAAGCATATCAATTAAGTAAAGCATCTGCTGAACTTAAACGAGATATGGAAAAAATTCTATTATCTAACCAAGTTGCAGCTGCAGGTACAGGTGGCGGTTCACCAACTGCAAGAACTTTAGGTGGTTTACAAACTTGGTTAAACACTAACGTATCTTTAGGTGCATCAGGTGTTGCAGGTTCTTTAGGTACTACTGCAAAAGTTGACGGTACTAACCGTGCATTTGCTGAAGCACAACTTAAAGAAGTAGTTCGTGAAGCATACACAGCAGGTGGTAACCCATCAGTTGTTATGTTATCTCCTGCTAAGAAACAAGAGTTCTCTGCATTTGCAGGTATCGCAGAACAAAGATATATGGCTCCAGCAAACAAACAATCTACTATCGTAGGTGCGGCTGACATTTATCTAAGCGATTTCGGTACATTATCTGTTGTTCCTAACAGATTCATGACTGCAGAAGCAGATTCAGGTGAAGTAGCATTTGTATTAGATCCAGAATATGCAGCTGTTGCATACTTACGTCCATTCCAAACAAACGAATTGGCAAAGGCTGGTGACTCAGAGAAGACACAACTTTTAGTTGAATACACACTAGAAGTTAAAAACGAAGCGGCTCATGGCTTAATCGGTGACTTAACATAAGGATATTGACCCTCTTCGGAGGGTCTCCTTTTTAGGATTGTTATGGCAAAACTATTAAACAAAGACGAATTTAAAACACAAGTTGCATACAACACAGATGACGGTGGAATTATTATTGCAACAGAACAAGACGTAACAGACATAATTGAACAAAACAAAATAGAATATAACGCAACAAATGGTCGATGGAAAGAAGACGTGTTATCAAACAAGATTGCATCAATTCCTATGACTGTAATAGACACATTAAATAAAAAAGGAATCATGAAGGGTTTCGATGTAGTAGATCAAAAGAAATTCAGAGCATGGTTAAACGATCCAGACAACAGATTCTTTAGGACACGACAAGGTAGAGTATAATGGCATTTACTTCATACACAACATTAAAAAGCACGATTGCAGATTATCTTGCTCGTAGTGACCTGACAACACAGATAACTGACTTTGTTCGTCTTGCAGAAGAAAGATTGCGTAGAGAGTTGAGAATAAGACCAATGTTAAAGGTTGCAACTGCAAATACAACTGCAAATGACTCTACTGTATCCTTACCGTCAGATTTTCTTGCAATGAAAGATTTGCATATTGATGGCAACCCTGTGAAAGTATTGCAGTTTCAAAACACATCTAACTTTTTTAGAAACTCCAGATCATCAGACAAAGGTGTACCTACCATGTATACATTATTAGGTAGCGAGTTTCAATTTGCACCTTATCCAGATGCTGTATACACATTAAGAATGGTGTATTACCATAAACCAGATTTCTTATCTGATAGTAACGCATCTAACTTATTTCTAGCTAATTGCCCAGACTTGCTTTTATACGGTGCATTAGCAGAAGCTGAACCCTATCTTATGAACGATGAACGAATTCAAACTTGGGCATCTTTATATGATAGAGGTCTAGCATCATTAAGAGCAAGTGATGATGATAGCGAATATCCATCTTCTCCTATGTCAATAACATTATCAACGAGGTAAATAACAATGGCTGAATTTAGTAATTATTTAGAGAACGCATTGATTAATGCAGTTCTTCGTAACACAACATACACATCACCTGCAACAGTGTATGTATCACTTTACACAACAGACCCAACAGATGCAGATTCTGGTACAGAAGTATCAACATCAGGCACAGGTTATGCAAGAACAGCAGTAACCTTTGGTGCGCCATCTGATGGTGTATCTACAAACTCTGCTGATGTAACTTTTCCCACAAGCACTTCAAGCTGGGGTACTGTAACTCATATAGGTATACATGATGCAAGTACAGCTGGAAATTTATTGTTTCATAGCCCGCTTGATACCGCCAAAACAATCGACTCTGGAGATATTTTCAAGATCACATCAGGTAACTTATCAGTTACATTAGCGTAAGGATAAATAATGGCATTAGTCGTTAAAGATAGAGTACAAGAAACTACTACGACCACAGGCACAGGTACAGTCACGCTTGCAGGTGCAGTCACAGGTTTCCAA